TTCATTTAGTGCTGATGGTACGATGACGGCGCTAGGTAGTGGTGTTGCAAGGTACGGAATTATAGCTGATGGTTCAGAAGCATCTTCGCCAAATAGCGGTAGGAATGCTGTATTTTACGATGGTGAAATTGCAGTAATTCATTTCTATGATACTAAAATTTTGACAGCAAAAGAAGTATTACAAAATTATAACGCAACAAAAAGTAGGTTTGTGTAATGGGAAAAGATTCATATAATGGGACAATGTATATATTTATTAAAAGTAATAATGGAGATGAATAATGGATACTAGCGGAATAAAGTCCGGTAGACTGATTGTAAGTTCTAGCAGTGCTTTAGGTGCTTCTACTGCTTCTCTGTCAATAGAGGGTAGTGGTTCAAGCTTATTTACTGTAGACGGAACTAGCAGAAGACTATTCTCCGTAACGGATGAGATGTCTGGTTCAATATTCTCAGCAAATCTAATATCAGGACTTCCTGTAATAGAGGCATTTTCAGATAATAAGGTTACATTCGGACAATTTGCTGATCCAATTATAGTAGAAACAAATAGTAATAATCACACAATAATTTCAGGTTCATCCACATCTACAGGATCTTTTGGTCATGTTATAGTAGACGGACAACCATCAGGTGTTCAAGGTGATACTGGTGCTCAAGGGGTACAAGGTATCCAAGGTGCTACTGGAACCCAAGGTGCTACAGGAACCCAAGGTGCTACTGGTGCTCAGGGTGCTACTGGAACCCAAGGTGCCACAGGCACACAAGGGGTACAGGGTATAAAGGGAACTCAAGGTACTACTGGTACACAAGGGGTTCAAGGTATAAAAGGAACACAAGGAACCACAGGTGCTCAAGGAGTACAAGGTATAAAGGGTACACAAGGAACCACAGGATCTCAAGGGATTCAAGGGATTACTGGTTCCCAAGGTATCCAAGGCATAAAAGGAACCCAAGGTACGAAAGGTACTCAAGGTACGACTGGAACCCAAGGTGCTACTGGAACCCAAGGTGCGACAGGTGCTCAAGGAATTCAAGGTATACAAGGAATAAAGGGAACTCAGGGTACGACTGGAACCCAAGGTGCTACTGGTACTCAAGGTGCGACAGGCACTCAAGGGGCTACTGGAACCCAAGGTGCTACGGGTGCTCAAGGTGCTACTGGAACCCAAGGTGCTACTGGTGCTCAAGGAATTCAAGGGATTACTGGTACTCAAGGGATACAAGGAATTCAAGGTGCTGAGGGTAACTTTGGTGGAGCTACCTTTTACTATACCTTTGAAGCAAATACTACAAACGCAAATCCAGGTGCTGGTGATTTACGATTAGACAATTCTACACAGAATGCTGCTACAGGTATCTATATTTGTGATACAGATGAAAGTGGTAATGACATACAATCCTTTATGCGTACCATTGATGATTCGACATCTACCATAAAAGGTCATGTGAAGATTTCTAATAAATTAGATGCGAGTCAATTCTTATTATTTACTATCTCAAGTTTATCAGAACAAAGTGGTTATTTTGATATAACTGTAAGTCCGATAGACTCTTCAGCAACATCTCCATTTAGTGGTGGCGAAGATATATTAGTTACCTTTGCTAGAACTGGTGATAAGGGTGATACAGGTGCTCAAGGTATTCAAGGAATAAAAGGTACTCAAGGAACACAAGGCATTCAAGGTATAAAAGGAACCCAAGGAACAACTGGGCTTCAAGGTATCCAAGGAATCAAAGGAACCCAAGGTACACAAGGTATTCAAGGAATAAAAGGAACCCAAGGAACGCAGGGTATCCAAGGAATCAAAGGAACTCAAGGAACCACTGGGCTTCAAGGAATACAAGGTGTCAAAGGAACCCAAGGAACAACTGGGCTTCAAGGTATTCAAGGTATAAAAGGGACACAAGGTACGAAAGGAACCCAAGGTACACAAGGTATAAAAGGAACCAAAGGAACAAATGGGATTCAAGGTATCCAAGGTATAAAAGGAACTCAAGGTACGAAGGGTACACAAGGAACCACTGGGCTTCAAGGTATCCAAGGTATAACTGGTATACAAGGAATACAAGGTATAACTGGTGTACAAGGAATAAAGGGTACGCAAGGTACAAAAGGAACCCAAGGAACAAATGGGATTCAAGGTATTCAAGGTATAAAAGGAACACAAGGTACGAAAGGATTAATAGATTCACCTTATGGAGCACTAGCAGCATATAGTAGTGAAGATCAGAGTACTATTTCATGGAATGAAACTGAACAGGCTATGGAACTTGTTAGTTCATCAGATACAAGTATTGGGGCTGCTTTCCCTGCTTTTAGAGTAAATTTAGCTAGCAATGAAACTTGGAAATTATCAATAAAATATAAAGGTGAAGTTGCTGACTCTTCTGGTTTTTATGTAAGAGTTTATGAATATAATGCAGCATTACCCACTGGAAAATTAGCTATATCAAATAGTGCTACAAACTCATTAGTCCAAGAAGATACTTCTGGTAAAACTAATTGGATAGAAAATCAAGCAGTTACTACAAGTTGGCAAACTACAGATTATACTTATACTCCAACAGCCGGCGCAGTATGGGCTTCAATAGTTGTTTTAAGTTGGACGGGTATAGGAGTAAATGATTCTTTATATATTAGAGACCCTTTTTATCAATTAATTGGATCATCAGGAGCTCAAGGTACAACTGGGCTTCAGGGTATTCAAGGTATAACTGGCATCCAAGGTATAACTGGTGTTCAAGGTGCGACAGGCACTCAAGGGGCTACTGGAACCCAAGGTGCTACGGGTGCTCAAGGTGCTACTGGAACCCAAGGTGCTACTGGTGCTCAAGGTATAACGGGTACACAAGGTACGAAAGGAACTCAAGGAACAACTGGGCTTCAAGGTATTCAAGGTATAACTGGACCAGGATTCACCTCAATAGACAATGCAGGTGACACAAGAATTCTAACTTCTGATGGTGGAAGTAATACGGCTGATGCTGAATCTGCTCTAACTTTTGCACATCCAAATGGTAATTCAGCTGAACTTAAAATAACAGAAGATGCTTTAGGAAATGTTGGTTACGCAGGAATATTTTTTGATTTAGATAATAGTACAAACGATACAGACGGTTACATACGATTGGATAGAACCTCTGGTACTGCATTCATAGGAATGACTATAAATGCTGATTCTAGAGATGGTATAAGGTTTATGACTGGAAATGGTAGTACATCTGAAACTGCTAGAATTGATACTTCTGGTAATCTAACTCTTGATGGAACTGTAGACGGAGTAGATGTTGCAGGTTTACAGGGTAGATCTATAATTGCCGGAACAGGATTAACTGGTGGTGGAACATTGGCTGCTAGTAGAACTCTAAATGTTATAGGAACATCAAATAGAATTACAGCTAATTCAGACTCAATTGATATTGCGTCTACTTATGTTGGACAAACTTCAATTACCACATTAGGTACAATCTCTACTGGTACTTGGCAAGGTTCAGCAATATCAACAACATATATTTCAAATACAAGTGGAACAAACACAGGCGATGAACCAGATGCAAGTACATCGGTAAAGGGTATTGTAGAGTTAGCAACCACTGCTGAGGCAAATGCGGCTTCACCATCAGCTACTCTAGCAGTAACGCCTTCTGCATTAGCTGGATGGACAGGTGTTAATACCTCATTAGATAACCAATATATAACAAACGGAGCTGGATACACCACAAATACTGGTACGATGACATCTGCTACTTTAGGTGTAGGTGCTGGTTTAGATGGTGGTGGTACACTTACTGGTGCCGGTGGTTCTTTTACAAATATCAGTTTAGACTTATCTGAATTGACAGATATGACAGCTGCCGTAGTAGGTAGTGAAGATGAATTAATTTTATTAGACAATGGTGCTGAAAGAAGAAAACTGATTTCAGAAATCACTCTAAGTTCATTCAATAATGATAGTGGATTCACATCAAACACAGGTGATATTACTGGTGTAACCGCTGGTAACGGACTAACTGGTGGTGGTTCAAGTGGTGGTGTTACACTAAATATAGGAGCTGGAACTGGTATTGATGTTGCTGCTGATTCTATTGCTGTAGATGTATCTGATTTTATGACAAATGGTGCTAACAACAGAGTTCTAACTGCTACTGGAACTGATGCGATGAACGCTGAGACTGCCCTGACATTTGATGGAACTACTCTTTACAATGATGGTTCAGGAAACAGAATAGCAGTAGGAGGATCAAACGATTCTGGTATGGAAGTTACTGGTCAGACGATGAAAATAGGAGATGCTGGTGAGGGTGATTCTATAAACCAAATTGATTTCATAAATATGGCTTCTGTTAAGTTTCAGATAACGGAAGATTATTCACAGTTCAACCAAAATGTTAGAATGGGTGATAACATTAAGCTTCGACTTGGTACAGGTCAAGATATGGACATATATCATGGTGCTACTCATGGTTATATCGATAATAATGTAGGCGGACTTTACATAACAAGTGGTACTACATACTTTGGAGCTAATCAAACTACTGGAGGAGACATATACATCTATGGTGAAACAAGCGGTAGGTACATACAATGGGATGCTGATAACGATCAGTTTAAATTGTATGATAATGTAAAGATAGGTTTTGGTACTGGGGTTGCACAAGGAGATGATGATGGTAGCATTTACAGTGATGGTACTAATATAATAGCAAGTGCTGATGGTCTATGGAGATTCACAAGTAATGTTGCTTTAGATGCTACGGATAAGTTATACTTTGATGCTGGAAACAACACTTACATTCATGAGTCTTCTGCTGATAGCTTGGATTTTGTTGTAGGTAACATTACTCTATTTGAGTTAAACGAACAAGGTGGCAATACAGATTATGGACAGCTCAACGCACCACTTTTTGTAATATCAGATAATAGTTCTGGAACTACATCTCCTCCGACTCTAAGACTTCAGAATACGCATACCAGTATGGCTACAGATGATGTTATAGGTCGTATAGACTGGAGAACATCTGGAGATGATCATACTAGCGCTAATGATGGAATTGTAGGTAGGATAGAAGCCCAAGTTCGTGGCACCTTTGGTGGCACTACTACCGATGATACACCAACTGCTATGATATTCAAAGTTGGTGACAACAATACAGGTGACTTGGTAGAGGCGATGAGGTTGATTTGGACTAGTGCCAATCCTGCGTATGGTGCTCTCTTTGCTGGTCCTGTACAACTTCCAGACGGAAGTGCTGACTATCCTGCGCTTCAGTTCGGTAGTCAAAATGATGGAATGTTCCACCACACAGATGGTGTGAAGATAATGGTCAATAATGCGAATGAGGTATTATTTGAAAATGGAGGAGACTTTCATTCTGATGGTGATGTAATCGCTTTCTCAACCACAATATCAGACGAAAGAGTGAAAACAGATGTGGAAACGATAGACTCTGCTCTTGACAAGGTTTTACAAATGAGGGGTGTAGAATACACTTGGACACGTGGTAAGAGAAAAGGTAAAAAAGATATCGGCGTGATTGCTCAAGAAGTTGAAAAGGTATTGCCTGAAATAGTTCGTGAAAAGGATATGTTGCTGTGGAAAGATAAGGATGATGAAGTTTTAGACAAATATAAAACTGTAGATTATGAAAAATTATCAGCGGTTCTTATAGAGGGTATGAAGGAACAACAGAAACAAATAGAAGACCTACAAAAACAAATGAAAGAGATGAAGAATGGCTCTAACAAGTAGTGGTCAAATTAAGATGAGTGAGATTAACACCGAACTTGGTGTAACTTCTACCACAGCAAACTCATCGCTAGCGGGTCAATCGGATGGCAGTGTAGCCACAATAAATACTAATAATCCAAACCCTGATAGACCTAATGGTGCTGCACCACATCTGATGTCAGAATTTTATAGTTATGACCATTCAGCTGGTTCGGGTCCTTCAGCAGGTGCTTATCCTACAACTGGTAATCAATTATGGACAGGAAACCAAGGTACTAGTTTACAAACAGACACAGTAGACCTTTCTCATGTTAGTTATGTAGGTGAATCGGTTGTTGGTGCTTCAGGACAATTCTTCTTTAGGTTTGATTCAGGAGCATCGTTTAGGTCTGATGCTCAGATATTATCGATAACCTATAACACCGATGCATTTTTTCAAACTTTTTCAAGCGGAGTTACTGGCATTCAAACTACATCGCTTACCACAAATACAACATACAATCACAGCAGTGGATGGATTCAAGTCGCCTCAGGTACCACAGTAGGTAGATGGAATCAACTTAATGGTACGCCTGCTTCGAGTGGAACGGGAGTGAACGCAAATGCTCTTTATTACGAATCAAGTAGTAGTGGTAACAATAAAAAAGTATGGCTAAGGTTTCCGTCAGTTACATTTCTCAGTAATTCGGTAACTATAAAATCATATGGTTATGGTTCCGATATGGGAACACTTCGTTTCGGTGTCTATATTTCATAAGGAATAATTATATGAGTCTAATACATAGTGGAAGTTGTGATGGCACAACACAATTATCAGAATCAATATACAAATGTACTGCAGAAAATTATAGTATTATTAGTACAAGCGGAGCAACCTCAGGCTCAATACTAAAGGTATGTTCGACTCACGACATTCCCAATGACAATGAAGAGATAGGAGTTTTTGTGACTGGTTCATTTTGTCCTACTTGTAATGTCTTTTGGGTAGGGAATGATGTTAGCGGTTCGTATTAAAATGTAAAAAAAAATATTATTTGACATAAGTTATATATATTTATAATAGGAAACAAGTTATATGAAATCTTTAATGAATGTAGAATCAATTTCAAGGTTGGGAACCAACTATCCTTTATTAGTAGACAGTATAGAGTCTAAAGGTACTGGACTAGCAAACCCAAGTGTACTAAGGATAGAAGGAACATTATATATAAACATAAGGATGTTGAATTATACTCTATATCATTCTATTGGTGCTAAGTTTTGGAGAGATGAGGGTGGCAAGTATCCATCAAGATGGGGTCCTCTAACATATGTTCATCCAGAAAATGATGCTAGGTTAGTTACAGAAAACTATACTGCTAAATGGGGTGAAGGTGTAAATTTCAGTAAAATTAATATGGATTGTGATACCGAATCTCTATGGACATTTGCCGGATTGGAAGATGGTAGGTTAGTGAAATGGGATGGTGACGTTTATATAACAGGAGTTAGGAGAGATACGACAGACAATGGACAAGGAAGAATGGAGCTTTCAAAGATAATAAATCTTTCTAGCAGACCAAAGGAAATTAGTAGAGTTAGGATAGAACATCCAACTGACCCTACAAGATATTGTGAAAAGAATTGGATGCCTGTTAGAGAATTACCATTTCATTATATCATAGATGCTAATCCAACAAGGTTAGTAAAGGTAAATCCAAAGACAGGAAAATCTACCTTAGTTTCCGAAGGGGAAAAGCTTTCCATAGATGGTGATATGAGAGGTTCTTCGCAGGTTATAAAACATAATGGTGGATATTTTGCAATTGTGCATGATACCAATTGGTGGAGATTTGAAGAGAGGGGTGGAGAAAATAAGGATGCCATATACAGACATAGAATGGTACAATGGGATGAAAATTTTGTGGTTCAAAAGGTATCTAAACAATTTACTTTTATGGATGGACAGATAGAGTTTTGTTGCGGTATGGATAAATTACAACATTATTTTTATATTACCTTTGGGTTTGAAGATAATTCAGCACATATGCTGAAGGTAAATTGTAAAGTTATAGATGATTTCTTCAATAAAAACTTGGAGTACAGCGTATGAACCAAAAGCTACTAGACCTGTTAAAAATATACGGAGATGATACTCAAAATATTGATATACAGTTACAATTAGCTAAGTATTACTTTGATTTAGGACAATACGCCTCTTCCGTTTCGTTTCTAAATAGAATAGCTGAAACATCCGATGATAAAGATGTGGTATATGAGAGTTTATGTTTAGCAGCGGAGTGTTTTTACAATCAGGGACAAAGAGAAATCCATACGAGAGTATCTTTATACCACGCAATATCAGTAAACCCTATAAGACCTGAGGCTTATTACTTTTTATGTAGGTCTTTTGAAATACAAGAACCATTTCAATGTTATGCATATGCGTCTACTGCCGAACATTTTAAGAATAACTCAAAAAACTCTACAAATTTACCAATCGACTATGCTCATTACAAAGTTCTTTTTCAAAAAGCTATAAATGCTTGGTGGTCTTGGAGAATAGATGAGTCTAAAGAAATACTTTATGACTTACATAAGAATTATGAGATGCACGAATCATATAATGAGATGGTTGTAAAGAATTTGAACGATCTTGGTTGGCCTGAAGAAAATATTGAACTGGAATCACCAAAAATATCATTTGACACTAAGCCTAAATCTGAAAATGACTCACCAAAATGGGCTGTCACAGATCATCCAACATTAGAAATAACTACTGTGATACCAAAGAAGGGATGTGTCGTAGATTGTGTATTTTGCCCACAAGAAATACTAAAAAAATCTTATAATGATGAGATGAGATATATGTCTATGGCTGATTTTAAGAAAGCTATAGATAAAGTACCAACTGAAGTTAGAATAATATTTTCAGGCTTTATTGAACCATTTATGAACAAACTTTGTTCTGATATGATGTTATATGCTCACAAAAAGGGACATCCAATCGCTGTTTTTACAACCGCTATAGGTATGACGATGGAAGATTTGGAAAAAATAAAACATATACCTTATGATGATGGTCCTAATGGTGGTTTTACCTTACATCTGCCAGATAAGGAACATCTGGCAAAACATCCTATAACAAATAGATATTTAGATGTTCTTAGGGGTATAAAAGAAGCTAATCTAAGTAGTTTTTATTTGATGGCTATGGGTGAGGTGCATGAAGAGATTGAAGGATTGGGACTTTGGAAAAAAGAGGACATTCATATACCAGCTATGTGGTCTAGAGCCGGTAATCTAAGAGGAGAAGCTCAATTAAAGCCTGAATTGAGAAGAGTTATGGATAGAGTCAAAGATGCTTCAAAATACAATTCAGAAAACTACAAAGAAGGGGAACTTACTTGTGGATGCGTGGAAGATTTATATCATAATATTTTATTACCAAATGGAGACGTATCTCTTTGTTGTATGGATTATGGACTAAAACATATTACAGGAAATTTATATGAACAATCCTTTGAAGATTCTATACCAGACAATAATCAATGTTTTTCCTTATGCAACGGATGTGAAAACGCTATACCTGTTTCGGAAAAAATGAAGGGTAAAAATTTAGGAGAAATGGTTGAATTACGAGAGGTTAGTTTAGAAGATGAGAAGCTAAAGGTATTTGATATGGAAAAAAAGTGGGGTGGTGATATTTATAAGAAGAATGTTATATCACCTGTGGTAAAAACCGACTCTCAACCTACAATAGTAGTAGTAGATAATTTTTTAGAAAACCCTGATGAGGTTAGGAAGCTAGCATTAGATATACCATCGGATGAGTATGAAAAAAGAGGTTCCGTTGGTGTTAGGTCTAAACCATATCCATATGGTAATATTTACAGACCAATATTTGAAAAGTTGTTAGGTATAGAAACCATAGATGAGGAATGGGGTGGAACTGGTGGAACTCATGGTTGTTATCAATGGTCACCAGCGGATACTGGACAAGTGGTACATTGTGATGCTACGGATTGGGCTGGTATAATATTCCTAACGCCAGATGCTCCACCAAGAACTGGTACTTGGTTGATGAAACATAAGGATACTGGCAAAAGGTACAGAGATGAAGGATTGGATGACGTTTTTATTGGAAACACAAAACAATGGGACACACATCCTTTTGAAAAGATAGACGATATAGGAAATGTCTATAACAGATTAATTTTATGGAATGGAAGACACTTACATACCGCTGGTTCTTACTTCGGTGAGTCGATAGATAATTCTAGGTTGTATCAAGTGTTTTTCTTTAATGAAAAAAAATAATAATATAGGAGACTATTATGAGTGAAGTAAAAAAAGTAACAGATGAAGAGTTACAGGAAATTAAGGACTTAGGTACTAATTACCAATCTATAGCTAATTCTTTTGGACAATTGAGAGTTCAAAAGCTTTTACTTGAACAGCAATTATCAGCTCTTGAGGAGAATGAGGCTTCTCTTGAAGCAAAGTATATTGAGAATCAAGAAAAAGAAAGAGAAGTGCTTCAGAATTTCAATGAAAAGTATGGAAGAGGTACTCTGAATCCTCAGACTGGTGAATTTACGCCACAAGAACAAGAAAAAATAGAAGAAAAGTAAAATAAGCTTGTATATAAGTGTATTTGGAACTTTTACTTTATACTTATATATAATTATTTACACACTAAACTTTAAGGAGAAATCACATGGCAGAGAGAATTGTCAGTCCTGGTGTATTTACTCGTGAGAAAGATTTATCGTTTTTACCAGCTGGTGTAGCAAACATAGGAGCTGCTATTGTAGGTCCTACCCTAAAAGGTCCTTCGTTTGTACCCACGCAAATAACATCTTTTTCTGAGTTTCAAACTATTTTTGGTGGATACACCAAAGATTACTATACACCTTACACAGTAAACGAATATCTAAGGTCTGCAGGCTCGGTAACCGTAGTCAGAGTTGGATATTTACAAGGTTATTCAGCAAACTCAGTAAATTTAGTAGCTAGTGGTTCTGGTCTATTCAATCCAGCTAAAGTTATTGCTACTTACTTGCCATCGAAAGCAAACACTGGTGGTTCTTTATCAGGTTCATTTACAGGAGTAACTGGTTCCCACAAAATGTCAGAATTTACTATTAATTTTGCAGGATCAAACACCACTGCTAGTTTCGGTTCGATGTCAGCAGCAGAATCTGCGATAAATTCTACCAATTATATTGGTACGAAGATTCCACCATCGGCATTGACGGATACAATCGATGGTGCTGCTACTCCAGTGTACACATATAAGTTTTTTAGAACTTATGTAAGTGAATCTCTCGCTGCTAGTGGTGCTCCAAATGCATCAAATATATCTATGAGTTTACAAGTTCTAAGTTCAGCAGAAATGGACTTTAGCAGTGGTGGAGAAACATTTAGTTCTAGTGATAACTCCTCTACCATAGATGGTAGTGCTATAGCTACATCTGCTAGGACACCTGATATTATAGACCAAGATAGTAATACTCTGTTCAAAATCTTTATGAGGTCTGACGGAACTATTACCAATAATCACTATGTTGTGATAAGGGATGTTGTACAGGCAGATCCAAACAATACAGCTGCAGACTATTCTGAGTTTGGTCTAAGTTTACATAACGCTGATGGTGATGAGTTAGAGAACTATACTAAGTTAGTCTTAGACCCAGCATCACCTAACTTTATTGCAAAGGTGATTGGAGACCAATTTCAGACAGTAAATGACGATGGTGAGATAACTGTATATGGTGATTATCCAAATCGCTCTAGCAGAATCAGAGTTGGTAACTATAATGCAGACACTCTGAAGTCTCGTAAGTCATCTCAACCATTTGGACATGCTGCTTTGTTACAGCCTGTGATAACTGCTGCTTCTGTGAATACACCTACTGCTTCCATAAATCCGATACAGGCAGCTAAGAATAGTCAAGCTCAGTACAACCCAAACATTCCTTATGGAACTAAATTCAACACAGGCTATTTTAGTGAGGCTGATGTTCATGATTCCCTTAGTTATCTATCACCGATACCAAAGGGTGCTGTTGCAGGTGGCAATAGGGCATTCTTGTTATCACAGATGAAAGGGTTTGGAGCTGGTTCACAATTGACATCTTTGAGAACCACATATGGTACTGCTTTTGCTAGTGCTGCACAGAATCTAACCATAACATCTTCTGCTCAACAACAAAAGTTCACTGTTCCAATGCAACACGGATTTGATGGTATATCACCAACAAAAGCGTTAAACACAGGCAACGATATTACTGCTACAAATACTATGGGATTTGATTGTAGTACCCAAGCCGCTAGTGGTTCTGTTGCTTGGAAGAGAGGTATAAATGCTGTTAGTAATCCTGATGAGATAGATATCAATATGTTGGTGACTCCTGGTCTTATACATAGTTTACATACCAATGTTACCAATCATGCGATAGATAAGGTAGAATCAAGAGCTGATGCTTTCTATGTAATGGATGGTTCTGCTTGGAATGATTCAGTAGCATCTGCTGTGTCAAATATACAGACATTGGACACTAACTATGCTGCTACCTATTATCCTTGGGTAAAGATAGATGATCCTAATACAGGTGAAGGTGTGTGGGTTCCACCATCAGTAGTAATACCTGGTGTGATTGCTTTCACAGATAGTGTGGCGCACGAATGGTTTGCTCCTGCTGGATTGAATCGTGGTGGATTGGCTAGTGTTAGAATGGCTAAGAAGAAACTAACTCATACGGATAGGGATAGACTATATGATGGTCGTGTAAACCCAATTGCAACATTTCCTGGTCAAGGAGTTGTTGTGTTCGGACAGAAAACACTACAGGCTAGACCATCTGCTTTGGATAGAATCAACGTAAGAAGACTACTTATCAGATTGAAGAAATTTATTGCTTCTTCAAGCAGATTCTTAGTATTCGAACAGAACGATTCTTCTACAAGAACCAGATTCCTAAACATAGTGAATCCGTTCTTAGAATCAGTTCAAGCCAACAGTGGTTTGAGTGCTTTCAAAGTAGTGATGGATGAATCTAATAATACACCTGATGTCATAGACAGAAATCAGTTGGTTGGGCAGATATTTATTCAACCTACAAGAACTGCTGAGTTCATTGTATTGGACTTCTCAGTTCTACCGACAGGTGCTGCATTCCCAGAATAATAAGGGGGTGTAAAAAATCAAAGGGGAGTATTATGCTCCCCTTTTTTTTATCTAAAAAACTAAGAAAAAACTATGAAAGAAATAAAGAAATGATTTGAACGATTTTTCAGTTTGTTTATATTTATATATGAAGAATTAAACTTATAGGAGAACTGAAATGCCAGACTTAATCGATCCTTCAGAAATAATGTTCACTCCGTTTGAACCTAAACTAAAAAACAGGTTCATTATGTACATTGAAGGCGTTCCTGCTTATATAATAAAGAGTGGTAACAGACCACAAATAAACTTTGAGACTATTACCTTAGACCATATAAACGTACAAAGATATGTAAAGGGTAAAGGTGCGTGGCAAACATTAGACATAATGTTATACGACCCAATAGTTCCATCCGGCGCACAAGCAGTTATGGAATGGGTAAGACTATCGCATGAGTCTGTAACTGGTAGAGATGGGTATTCGGACTTCTATAAAAAGGATATTACTTTCAATATGTTAGGTCCTGTAGGAGATAAGGTAGAAGAGTGGACACTAAAGGGTGCTTATATACAACAAGCAAACTTTGGTACTATCGATTGGTCTGTAAATGAACCAGCTGATATTACTCTAACACTACAATACGACTACGCTATCCTACAATTCTAAGGAGTAAATATGAATTTTTTCAGAGAAATGCTTTCAAGTGATGCGAAGATTTCAAGCAAAAGGTTTGTCGGTTTTATGGCATTCTTTATGTTGATTTGTAGTTGGGGTGCTGATACCTTTTCATCGTTTGAGGTAAAAGACAAAATTTTAGAATGTTTTATGTACATTTCGGTTGTTGGACTTGGTGTCACAGCGGCTGAGAAGTTCGGTAAAAAATAGTTATAGTTCAAAACTAAATCATAGGAGTCAAATATGGCTGAAGTCAAATTTCCCACGGAAGTGGTAGATTTGCCGTCAAGAGGGTTACTTTATCCTGATGGGAGCTCTTTATCTTCAGGTAAGGTAGAGATAAAGTATATGACGGCAAAAGAGGAAGATATACTAACATCACCAAATCTAATCAAACAAGGTATTGTGATAGATAAACTTTTAGAGAGTCTAATCGTAGACAAGGATATAAATGTAGGTGATTTACTAACAGGAGATAAAAATTCTATTCTTGTAGCGGCTAGGATACTAGGTTATGGTAAGGATTATCCAGTGGATGTCGATGGTAGAGAGGTTGAGATAGACTTATCGAAACTAAAGGATAGGAAAATGGACAAGTCTCTGATAAAGAACGGAGAAAACATATTTGATTTTGAACTACCACTAACCAAAAGGAAGATTCAGTTCAAGCTTCTAACATCAGCTGATGAGTCAAACATAACAAAGGAAACCGAAGCACTAGCAAAGATAAGTGGTGGGGTTTCATACTCACTTACTACTAGGTTCAAACATCAGATAGTATCCGTTGATGGTATGTCCGATAAAGCGAGTATAAATTCATTCGTTGATAACGAACTCCTATCCAGAGACTCAATAGAGTTGAGAAACTATATTGAAAGCATCACCCCTGATGTGGATATGACTTCAGAGTACATAGATGATGAAGGGGAAAGGAGGGAATTTGTGGTGCCAGTCACCGTTCAGTTTCTTTGGCCTAACGCTAAAGTATAAGAATCAACTTCACGAAGAGATATTTCAGATTGGATTGAACTCAAAGGGTATGTTATCATTTTCGGAGCTGTATAATATGCCTGTTTACCTTAGAACCTTTTATATGAAAAGGTTGAGTAAGTACTATAAAGACCAACAGAAAGAAATGGAAAAAGCTAGGAGCGGAATGAG